GCTACAGTAGAGTATAAGAGGTGAGAGTGAGGAAAATGCATCAAACCGAGGCTGGCACAAAAGATAAGAAACCAAGTCTTTTTATTAATGACACACCTATTACAGCGGGCCAACCATTTGAACCAACTATAATTATTGGAAAATACAAAGTAGATGTACAAACATTGGAAAAACTGATTGAGTTTGCTCAAAGCGGTAAATTAGACGAAATTATGTCATCTGAAGACTAAGGACCTGATTATAGATTAGGCCTTTTTATTTTGTCCTGAATCATGACGCTATAAACTGGTTCACACTGTATTCGGCAGTATATCCGAAAATCCTAAGCGGAACCGACCGCTATATAAATGGTATGGGAGGAAAAGAACATGGAATGGATCAAAAGTATTTTAGAAAAGCATCGTAAGGAAGATGGCACTGTTGATTTAGACGCAGCTAATAAGGAAATTGATCAAGAGTTTCCCAAGAATGCTGTTCCTAAAGATCAATACAACAATCTTTCTGATAGTTTGAAGACAGCCAAGAACACAATCAAAAGTTTAGAAGACAAGACAAAGGATAATCCGGATATCCAGAAAGAGCTTGATACTTACAAAACAAAGGCGCAAACTCTTGAAGCTGAAAATAACCAACTGAAAATTGATTCCCAAGTGGAATCTGCACTACGTTCTGCTGGTACTAAGGATTTAGACTATGCCAAATTTAAACTAGGTTCATTAGAATTAGACAAAGATGGCAAGGTCAAAGATCTAGATAGTCGAGTAAAAGATTTACAAAAATCTATGCCTGACTACTTTCAAGATAAGTCTGATGACAAAGATAAAGACGCTGCTAAGGACAAATTAGGTGGGTTTCAACGGATTGATGCGAAACCAGGAGAAGGACACCAGTCTAAAAATGAACCAACATCTATTCGTGAAGCAATGGCACAAACAATGGAAGAACAACAAAATTAGTTAAGGGAGGGCATACATTATGCCAGTTACATTAGAACAAGCAAAAGCAACCATGCAAGACAAAATTATCCAATCAGCAATTGACGAATTCCGTCGTAGTTCATTTCTGTTAGATCAGTTGACGTTCGATGATGCTGTATCCCCTGGTACTGGTGGATCTACACTGGTTTATGGATACACTCAATTGAAAACACCATCAACTGCAGGCTTCCGTAAAATCAATACGGAATACACACCAAATGAAGCGGATCGCCAAGACAAATCTGTTAAATTGAAAATTTTTGGCGGATCATATGAAGTTGACCGTGTGATTCAAAACACATCTGGTCAATTAAATGAATCAGCCTTCCAAATGGAACAAAAAATTAAAGGGGCTGCAAACCTGTTCCACTACACTGCAATCAACGGTGACTCTGCAGTTGATGCGGATAGCTTTGATGGTTTAGATAAAATGTTGACAGGTTCATCTACAGAATTGGGAACTGATGCAGTGACTGACTTAACAGATGTAACCATGACTAAATACAAAATTTTAGAAACATTGGATGATTTCTTGTCAGAATTAGATGGCAAACCAACAATGTTGCTTGGAAATAACAAGTTGATC